GCCATGGACGCGATCAAAGCGGGTGTCCGTTGCCTGTACCTGCCCGCCGCCAACCGGCATCAATTGGCCGTCGCCGTGACCAAGGTCGACCTCGGCGGCGAGTGGAACCTCATCGTCGCAATGGTGATTGCCACCATCAAAGCTGGCCTGGTGGTCACGTTCTTCATGCACCTCTTGTGGGACAAGAAGTTCAACCTGCTGGTGTTCATGTCCGGCGTGCTGTTCGTGATCTTGTTCATCAGCCTTGCGCTGACCGTCTTCATCGCAGTCACCGCGCCCCAGCAACTCCCCGTCTCGATCTACAAGCTATCCCTCATCACCAGCGCCGCCTGGGTGGCGTACTGGATTGACCGCAGCCTGTTCCCCTACGCCCGGCCCGATGCCTTCCTGGATCAGCCGTTCTCGGTCGGCGGCCCTTATTGCCCGCAGAAGGGTCTCTCCAAAGAGCAGGTTCTGGCATTCTGCCTGGCGCAATTGCGGCGAGCCATCATCATCGCCGCCGCCATGATCGCCGTTGCCCTGGGGGCCTGACATGGGCTGGCCACGTTTCACCAAGGAGCAACGGCAGGAGCTTTGGGCAACGCTGATCATTGGCCTCATCGCTCTGGCGATTGGTGCTTTCTGGCCCAGCCAGGCACATGCCCAGACGATTCCCAGGGCAGCCCTGAAATACCGTGCCGACCTCACCCGCGAGGCGCGGCAGGTGTGGGGGCTGAATGCCCCCATCGCCGTATTTGCGGCTCAGATTCACCAGGAAAGCGGCTGGAACCCGCAGGCTGTCAGCCGGGTTGGTGCGCGAGGCATGGCGCAGTTCATGCCCGCCACGGCGCAGTGGATTGCCAGCATCGACCCGGCCTTGGCCAGCGGCGAAGCGACCAATCCGCGCTGGGCCATCCGCGCCCTGGTGCGCTACGACGATTGGCTGGTCAAGCGGGTGCAAGGGGCATCGGAGTTTGATCGCTTGTGGGCAGCCTTGCGGGCCTACAACGGCGGGCTAGGCCATTGGCAGATGGAGGCCAAGGCCGCGCAATCAACGCAGCGCCAGGCGGTGGATGCCGCCTGTGGCAAAGCCAAACGCCACGCCAGCTTCTGCCCTGAAAACTTGGGCTATCCCCGCCGCATCCTGATTGTCTTGCAGCCGCTTTATCTGGGCTGGGGCAGTGGGGTGCTGGCATGAACCCGCGCCTGATCGCTTTGCTCGGAGCCTTTCTCACCGGCCTGCTGCTCGCTGGTTTCGTGGTCGGCAGCCTCAAGGATGCCGACATCGCCAGCCTGAAGGCCACCCACGCCAAGAACCAGGCTGCTGCCGCCGATGTTGCTCGGCTGCGCCTTGAGGAAGCCGTGGCCAGGGGCGACAGCTTGGCCGCACGTCTCGCTCAAACCGAATCCGCTCTCAACAAGAAGACTCTGGAGGTATCTCGTGAAATCGCCCGTGTTACTGCTGGCCGCCCTTGCCTTGGGGCTGGCGCTGTCCGCCTGCTCAACAACGCCATCCGCCCCGGTGGTGTTGCCACCGTGCCCCAAGCCTCCGGCCAGCCTGATGCAGAGGATGGAGCCGTTGCCACCGATACCGACGTCGCCGGATGGATCGCCAACGCCCAGGGCCAATACGAACCCTGCCGTGCCCGGCTCGGCGCACTGATCGACTGGTGGGAGCCGTCCGCACATGACTGATGTTTTTGATCGCGCCACCGAGACCGAGGAGGCGCTGCGAGCCGATGCCCTGGAGGAGCAAGCACGCCGCTCCGGGCTGCGCGGCAAGACGTTTTCCGACTCGGCAACGCTTTGCCTGGTCTGTGATGAACCCATTCCGATGGAGCGGCGCAAGGCCGTTCCCGGCGTACAAACCTGCGTCGAGTGCCAGACGATGCTGGAGGGAGGCTTGAAATGAAGATGGAGTTGGAACTCTGGCATCTGATCCTGATGCTGATCGCCTTTTTCGGATGCGTGGCGGCCTTCGGCAAGGTGTTGCTCGACCAGTTCGAGAAGCGATTGCAAGAGCGTTTCTCGGCCTACGAGGCCGTGCAGAACAACGAACAGGACGCCATCAAGAAAAACACCGGGGCCGTGCAGGCCCTGGAACGCGACTTCCTGAAGTGGCAGGCCGACCTGCCCCTGCATTACGTCCGCCGGGAGGATTACGTGCGCGGACAAAGCGTCATCGAGGCCAAGCTCGATGCCCTCTACAACAAGCTCGAAGTGGTACAGATGAAAGGGGCGAAGTAAATGATCGACAACGCCAAGGTTCGGCGCGAATCCATGCGCTGGAACATTCTCCTGATCCTCAACAATGCTCGCCCGGTCGGTGCCTACGAGGAGTTGGTGCTGGCCACGCTTCAGAGCATCTACCCGGATGCCACGGCCCTGGAAGTGCGCCGGGAACTCGACTACCTGGCTGACCGCCGCCTGGTGGATGTGAAGCGCGAGCCTTCTGGCCGCTGGTTTGCCGATCTGGCCCGGTACGGTATTGACGTGGCCGAGTACACCGTGGATTGCGATCCCGGCATCGCCCGCCCGCAGAAATACTGGTGACCGGCGATGGGCAAGAAGAGCACCGTCGAGACGCTACCCAAAGAGGTCAAGGAGTGGCTCGACCGCAGCCTGGTCGAGAACAACTTCAGTGGCTACCAGTTGCTGGCCGAGGAGATGAAGGCACGGGGCTATGAGGTCTCCAAGAGCGCCATCCATCGCTACGGGCAAGATTTCGAGGAGCGCCTCAAAACGCTGAAGCTGGTGACGGAACAGGCACGGGCGGTGGTTCTGGCCGCGCCTGATGAGGATGGCGCGGTCAATGATGCCCTGGTCAGGCTGACTCAGGAAAAGCTGTTCAGCGTCCTGATGGACATCGAGATCGATCCTGAAACCGTCGATGTCACCAAGCTGGCCAAGGCCGTGGCTGAACTGGGCAAGGCATCTGTGGCCCAGAAACGCTGGCTCGCCGAAGTTCGCAGCAAGGCCGAGGCCGCCGCGTCGGCCATCGAACAGGTGGTCAAGAAGGGCGGCTTGTCTGACGATGCGGTGGATCAGATTCGCCGCCAGATTCTGGGGATCGCTGGATGAAATCTCCCCGCCAATCCGGCGTGGCGAAGGCTGTCGGTTCCACCTTCGCCAAGGAAGAGCGCACTCCCGTTGTCCTGCTTGGCTATCAACAGCGGTGGTGCGCTGACCAGTCGCCGGTCAAGGTCATGGAGAAGTCACGCCGCATCGGCTTGTCCTGGGGCGAGGCTGCGGATTCGGCCCTGTTGGCCGCAGCACAGACCGGCATGGATGTCTGGTACATCGGCTACAACAAGGACATGGCCCAGGAGTTCATCCGGGACTGCGCGGATTGGGCCAAGCACTACAGCCTGGCGGCTGGTGAAATTGAGGAGACCGAGGAGGTCTTCAGGGATGGCGACGAAGACAAGGCCATCCTGGCCTTCGTGATCCGCTTCGCATCCGGTTTCCGTATCACCGCGCTATCAAGCCGCCCCTCCAACCTGCGCGGCAAGCAGGGGCGCGTCATCATCGACGAAGCCGCCTTCCACGAGCAGCTCGGCGAGTTGCTGAAAGCGGCGATGGCCCTGCTGATGTGGGGCGGTCAGGTTCATGTGATCTCAACACATGATGGCGTGGACAACCAGTTCAACGAATTGGTCACCGATGTGCGGGCCGGAAAGAAGCCCTACAGCCTGCACCGGGTTACGTTTGACGACGCCCTGAATGACGGCCTGTACCGCCGCATCTGCCTCTCCCGTGGCATCGACTGGGCGGCGGATGGCGAGGCGCAGTGGGCCAAGGAAATCCGCGACTTCTACGGCGAGGATGCTGCCGAGGAACTGGACTGCATCCCGAAGAACAGTGGTGGGGCCTATCTGACCCGTGCCCTGATCGAGTCCCGCATGTCGGCGGACACCCCGGTGCTGCGCTGGAGCCAGAAAGATGAATTTGCCCTGCTGCCCGATCACATCCGGGAAGCCGAAGCCCGCGACTGGTGCGAGGCCAATCTCAAGCCCTTGCTGCTGAGCATTCCCGCTGATGCCACCACCTTCTTCGGCGAAGACTTCGGGCGTAGCGGTGACCTGACGGTGATCGCGCCCCTGTTCCAGACTCAGAGCCTGGTGCGCCGTGCCGCCTTCCTTCTGGAGTTGCGGAACATCCCGTTCAAGCAGCAGGAACAGGTGCTGTTCTACCTGGTGGATCGGCTTCCCCGGTTCATGGGTGGGGCAATGGATGCCCGTGGCAACGGCCAGTATCTGGCCGAGGTGGCGATGCAGCGGTATGGAGCCTCTCGCATCCAGCAGGTGATGCTTTCCGAGACGTGGTACCGGGAGCACATGCCACCGTTCAAGGCGGCATTCGAGGATGGGACGCTGGATGGATTGCCGCGTGATGCGGATGTTCTCGCTGACTTGCGGGCATTCCAGGTGATCAAGGGCGTGGCCCGGCTGCCGGAAATCCGAACCAAGGACAAGGACGGCAACAAGCGCCACGGCGACTCCGGCATTGCCATCGTGCTGGCGCACTTTGCCAGCAGGGAAATCAACAAGGGGCCGGTGAAGGTGAAATCACGCCGCCGCCGCACCGCCTCAAGCATGACTAAAGGGTACACCGCATGAACAAGGCACAGATGGAATCCCTGGCGGCACAGATCGCCACCCGCGCCAGATCGGCGCAGTTCTTCTCCGACCTGGGGCTGATGCTGCCCAACCCTGACCCGGTTCTCAAGGCCATCGGCAAAGACATCACCGTCTATCGTGAACTGCGCTCCGACCCCCAGGTGGGCGGCAATATCCGGCGGCGCAAGGGTGCGGTGAAGGCGCTCGAATGGGGCGTCAACAACGGCCAAGCTAAGGAAGGTGCCGCCCAGATCGTGGAGGCGATCTTCGCCGACCTGGAGATGGATCGCATCATCTCGGAAATCCTGGAGGCTCCCCTGTATGGCTATCAGCCGCTGGAGGTGGTGTGGGGCAAGGTCGGCTCCTACATTGTGCCGGTGGACATCATCGGCAAGCCGCCGGAGTGGTTCTGCTTTGACGCGGAAAACCGCCTGCGCCTGCGTACCAAGGAAGACCCGGTCTATGGTGAACTGGTGCCGGATCGCAAGTTCTTGTTGCCCAGGCAGGATGCGACCTACGACAACCCCTATGGGATGCCCGATCTGTCGATGTGCTTCTGGCCGACTTCCTTCAAGAAGGGTGGCCTCAAGTTCTGGGTCACGTTCGCGGAAAAGTACGGCAGCCCCTGGGTGATCGGCAAGCATCCCCGCAACACGCCGACCGAGGAGACGGATGACCTGCTGGAGAAGCTGGCGGACATGGTTCAAGACGCGGTGGCCGTGATCCCCGATGACTCCAGTGTGGATATCAAGGAAGCCGCCGGGAAATCGTCCAGCGCCGATGTCTACGAGCGGCTGCTGATGTTCTGCCGGTCAGAAGTGAACTATGCGCTGCTTGGGCAAAACCAGACCTCGGAGGCCAACTCGAACCGCGCCTCGGCGCAGGCAGGCTTGGAAGTCACGCGAGACATCCGCGATGCCGACTCGCGCATGGTGGAAGCAACCTTCAATACGCTGATCCGCTGGATTTGGGACTTCAACTTCAATGAATCGACCCGGCCTGAGTTCTCGATGTGGGAGCAGGAGGAGGTCGACAAGGTGCTGGCCGAGCGCGACAAGACCTTGACCGAGGCTGGTGTGACCTTGACCCCGGCCTATTTCAAACGCGCCTACGGCTTCCAGGATGGAGCCCTGGTTGACCCCGCCAAGCCCTCCGGTGCGCCAGTGGAATTTGCCGAAGGCGGTGGTGATTTCCCCGACCAGGCTGCACTTGATGCTGCGATATCGAGCCTGGCCGACAACCACCTCCAAGGCCAGGGACAGGCGATGCTCAAGCCACTGGTGCAGCTCATCAACGACTCTGCCGACTACGCCGAGGCGCTGGGCAAGCTGGCCACATTGTTCCCCAAGCTGGACACTACCAGCCTGGAGGAGGCACTGACCCGCGCCATGTTTGTGGCCGAACTTTGGGGGCAGGCCAATGGCGACGATTGATCCATCCTTCGACCTGCTCTACGCCATGACTCTGCCGCCCGCCGAGGCGGTGGCCTATTTCAAGCAGAAGGGGCTGCGGGTCAGCGAGAACTGGTACGACATGCTGGGCGAGATTCACAGCAAGGTCTTCACCGTCGCCCACTGCGCCAGGCTGGACGTGTTGCAGGACATCCGCGACGAACTGAAGAAGGCGATGAATGGGAATGTCAGCTTCGCCGAGTTCAAGAAGACGCTGACGCCGATCCTCCAGGCGAAAGGCTGGTGGGGGAAGGCCATCGACTACGAGACGGGCGAAATCCTGGAGCGTTATCCGGGCACGGGCAATATCGTGCGCTATGGCAGCCCTTGGCGTTTGAAGCTGATCTACGACGTGAACCTGCAAACCTCATTCATGGCAGGCCGCCGTGCCCGGCAACTGGAAAACGTGGAAAGCCGCCCCTACTGGATGTACGTAGCGGTCATGGACAGCCGCACCCGGCCTACACATCGGACGCTCAACGGGCGTGTCTTCCGGCACGACGATCCGTTCTATGGGGCGTTCTACCCACCCAACGGCTATCGCTGCCGGTGCCGCGTTCGCACCTTGTCTTCCGACCAGGTGGGTAGTGGCGCTGGGCAGACTCCGCTTTCAAGCAGTGCCGGTCGGATGGACAAGGTTCAGGTGCCGGTGTCGAAAACGAACCCGGAGGCAGGCACCACCCAGGTTGATCGGTACATGCTGACGCCGCCCGGTTACCCCAAGCAGCTACGCCAGTACGTTCAAACTGATCCGGGCTGGAATCACCCTCCTGGCGCAAGCTGGCAGCCCGACCTGAGCCGTTACGACTCCGACCTGGTTGATCAATACCGTAAGGAAGCCAAGAAATGAGCGAGAGCTTCAAGACCCTGACCGTAGGCAGCGAACAGTTTGAGCGCACGATGGGTGCCATTGGCCGCTTCTCCCGGCGGCCACGGTTGGCCATGCGCGACATGGCAGCCGTCCTGGAAGACGAAACGGAAGCCAACCTCGCCGCCGAGGGCCGCCCGAAGTGGACAGCGTTGTCCGAAGCGACCAAGTTCAAGCGCATCGGTGGAAGCAAGGGCTACAAGAAGAGCGGCGACCTGACCAAGCGATCCCAGCGCGTCCTGGAGGAAATGAAGATGCTCCAGGATTCCGGCCTGCTGGCTGGCTCGGTTCACTCCCGGTACGGTGATGACTACTCGGTGGTCGGCGCTGCCAGACCGTATGCCCGCATCCAGCAACTTGGTGGCAAGGCTGGCAAGGGTCGCAAGGTCACAATCCCGGCCCGCCCGTATTTGCCATTCACCGCCGACTTCAAGTTGCAGCCCGAAGCCGAGAAGGCCCTGCTCAAGACCGGCATGGATCACCTGCGCCAGTCCGCCGAATGA